GCAAATACACAGTGACTTGCAGTTTTAACAATCTGCTCAACTGTTCCAGCTGGCATTGTTATAGAACCGATACCAGTTCCACCCTGAGTTTCAACCACATTTACAATGTGAGCAGCAGTATCAGTATTTACAAGACGAACAACCGTTGCTGCACTAAAACTTGTAGCAGTGCCTGTTGTAGTTGGTAAATTTAGCTCATCTGCTAAAATTTTCGTTGTCATTATTCTTCTTCCTGAGTTGGTTCCTCTTCATAACCACCTTCACCAAACATAGTTGATGCTACATATGGTTTTGCAAGTTCAATTCTTTCTGCTGCTTTCGAATAAAGAACATCGTGAATTTTGTCACGAATATCAGAAGCAGATGCATCAGTTGCAATCAAATCGATAAGATCTTCCATAAAATTAAAATATGTTCTTATTCTTTATTTATATCTCAGCTTTTTTGGTATCCTTTTGCATCTGAGCATCGGTTACTGCTGCTTGTGCAGATAGATCCTGCTCTGCTGGAATTTGTCCCATTCCCATAGCATCTTGTCCCATTCCTTCCATGCCACTTCCTTCACCTGATTGGGGAAGTGGTGCTCCTGTAATTGGATCTATTTGGGAAGGATCTGGGATGATCCCCTTTTGAATCTCGTCTTCAATTTGCTCATCAATCTCAACGATTTCTGCATCAGTTTGACGAAGAATTTTCTTTCTCACATATTCTGTTGAGAAATATTTGCCAATATATGGTTCAATAGTTGCGAGAGTTCCTAAACGACCATTGAGAAGTTCCGCTTCTTTTAGTTCTGCAAATTGATTATCATATAAGAAATCATATTGAATATGATCTCCCATCAGTTCCCAATCTTCTGGGGATACAATGTTTTTGAGAATCAATTGCGTTCTCAACATGTCATTGAACATTTGAGCAAATCTTTTTCTCAAACGTCCAACAAACTTAGAGAATTTAAGTTCATCTCTAAGAATCTCAGAGGATCTTCCTAGATTAAATCCCTCACCACTTCCAGCAATTCTGGACTCTGGAACTCCAAGTGCTCTATAAAGTTTCTTTTGGAAATATTCAATATCGGCAAGTTCGCCAAGATTCTGTCCACCAGGAAGAGTGGTGATTTCAGTTCCTCTACCACCTTCACGGCGAGGCAACCAAAAATCTTCAAGCATACTCATGAACTTACGATCATCACGAACTTCACCAGTATTTGCATCATAAACTAGTTTATTACGGTAACGAGACATAACCTCCTTGAGGTATTGCTCTGCTTTTACCTTTGGAAGATTGCCAACATCAATGTAGAAAATTCTTCTTTCCGGTGCTCTTGACAAACGATAGATAACCAAAGAATCCTCAATCATTCTCAGTTGATTGAGTGCCTTGATTGCTTTATGGAGATATGAAAGAACTGTGTTCTTATTTCTATCTACAAGACCAGAAGTGCAATAAACTACTGAGTCTTTTGCAATCTTAACGGATTTTCCTGCACCACCAGCGCCAGAAAGCATTCCAGTTGGATAATTTGGTGTTGGTGTGTATAGAAAATACTCTTCAAATTCTGGACTATGGGGTAAAGAATTTTCAGTATTTCTAGAATTTATTCGAGCATATGGATCCTTATTATTTTTCTTTTCCTGACGAACATATCTCATTTTCATCGGATCAATATATCTCAAATCCTTAATTCCTTCCTGAGGATTTTTGAGATCGATGACTTTTAAGTAATAAATTCTTCCGTCAATATACCAATTTCTGAAAATTTCATGGCACTTTCTATCGAAGTCCATGATTTCTTTAAGATATCTAAATTCTTCTCTTATTTTCTTTTTGAGGGATTCACTAGCGTTTAAGTTTGACAGTTCAATCTCTACGGGAGAATCATAGAGATCACTAACGAGTGCCTCATTTACAACATCTTCAATGGCACCATCACACTCTGGGTGAAGTGCCATTTCTCTATATCTTTTGATTAAGTCATGTTCAGTTCGGTAAACCCCTTCAATATCAATATACTGACCATAAAAACCACTGGCGATATAATTATCAACCCCGTCCTCATTGGTTTGAGGGACGGGGGATACAATCGAAGGGGATTGGTTTTTGTTGTTATCAATAGAAAAACCAAAAAGTTTTGCCATAGTATAATCTGTTATCTCTTTATTCTATTATTTAGTTAATATCCTCACCACCAGCATTAGCGCCAGTGCCTCTAATTGCTTCCCACCATTGAACTTGAAGTTCAACAGTAAACTCTTGAATACCCTGAGCATCATATGAAAGTTCAATAGGTGCAACCTGAGTTGGGAATACATCGTAAAAACGATAAGATCTTAGGGCAGATCCATCACGATCAAGTTGATAAACATATGCATCTGATTGATAATCCGCTGGGTTTGTTAAACCAGTGTTATCAGACACTCTGTTAATTGTATTCATCCAGTTCTCGAAAGCAGAACGAATGGAGAAGTCAGTGTCATTGAGAACAGTAACGCTCCAAGAATCGAATGTTCTGTCTCCTGCAATTTTTAAAACTCTTCCTCTGAAAGGAACTTCAATTTGAGCAACATTAGATGCAGGAAGTTGTGCTGCTTTAACGAGGAATCTTGACTTGTCAAGAACATCGGTGCTTGGTTGTGCAGCATCTGGGAAAGTGAGAACAACCTCAAAGAGATTAGAGCGAGCACCACCACCAGTAAGCTTACTCTTGAAGTCGGTAATCTTTCTTAGTGGGGGTGGATTAATTTGATTTCTAGCTGGCATGATTTTTAACCTCTAGTGAATTAAACGGAACCGATTACTTCTTCAAAAGCAACACCAGTTCTGGTGGCAATGAAGGTTAGACCGATGAAGTTGATCGATCTTGCAGGTTTAATGTAGATATCAGCAACAAACTCATTATTGTCAATAACTGCTGCTGTGTTATTTGTTTCATCACAGATAACAACATAATCATAAATACCTCTCTTCGATTGAACATCGCGGAGGAATGGTTCAATAATATTTACAAAACTTGTTCTTGTGATTTCATCGTTGAACTCAAAGAGGAAATCTTTTGCAGCAGCAGAAATTGCATCTTCGAGGTAGATAAAGAGTCTGCGAACGTTAATTCTGTCAAATGCAGATGATTTGCCAAATCCAGTTTTATCACCGAAAAGAACAATTCCAGCACCAGGTGAGAAGATAACTGGATTAATTCTGTTGGAGTACAGAACGTCTCTTTGTCTCTTTCCAGGATTATATGCAAGTTTAACCGCATTAAGAATTGCACCTCTTGAAGTTCCTGCTGGTGAGAACCAAGGGAACTGTTGAATGTCAGTTCTTGCACAAGTTCCAGCAGTATCACCATTCAGTGGTACATAGCGGAAGGTGTCATTGAAGCGATCATACATGTACTTGTATCCACTATCAAATACACCATAAGTTGTTGAAGTTACTGGTGAATAGAAACTAACAACATTATCTGTAATAGTGTCAATGCTATTAACCGTTACGGTTCCAACAGAAGAATCATTCAAGAATGCTTGTCTATATGGAGAAACGAATGCAACAGCATCTTTTCTTGCCTCTGCAACTGCAATGCACTTGTTAGCAAGTGCTTGTGCCTGCTCCTTAGGATAGTTTGCAGAACCCATCAGTATGAAATCTACTTCATACTCTTCGGTATTTTCAAATAAAGTTAGACCACTTACAATATCATCTAATCCAGAATAAAGTGCTCCCGATGTTGAGAGATCTGTCTTTCCGCCGTAGTTTGTACCATTTGCGAGAGTGTAAGTATTTGAACCTGCACCTGCAAAGATTACACCTGCTGAATCTTGATCCCAACCAGTATCGCTATTAAGTTCGAATTGTGCAGCACCGTTTCCGCTGAATCCAGTTGTAACAACTCCAACTGGTTGAGAACCACCGAAGACATACTGCGAATTCGTTTCGAGATACTTTCTCCAATAAGAAGGACTTCCTACGGAGTACTCAGCATCTTTTGCCTTCGAAAGGTTAAGGTGCTTTTCAAGAATGCTTCCAGCATTTCCAGTGACAGTTCCGAGATCATCAACCACGACAACGTGAACCTCATCAAATCTACCTCCTCTTCCCGCAACAAAGGAAGAAGTGGATGGTTTACTTGAGATTGCATCCCACTCAATACTACCAACGTTCAAAGTAATGCTTTGCTGCTCAAACCAATCTTGTTCACCAGTGTATGCTCTTGTCGCAAACGAAGTCGATTCGCCAGTTGTGTGAATTGCAACATTACCAGTGTTTGGAAGTGCATAAACACCGTTTTGTTGATAATCAACTGCTGTCTCAGTTCCAGCAGCTGAGACTACGCTCACAAGTTTGGTGGAAATTTGAGAAGAACCAATTTCGGTGATTACTCCTTTATAATAACCACCTAACAGAGAAGTTGATCCTGCCCCTGGAAGAGTTGTTCCAGATGGGACTGCAACAGTAAATCCGTATCCAACACTAATATTAGTTGTTGTAACACCTGTTAGAATTTGATCTGCCTTGGCATCAATGATTGCAACTTTAATTCCGTTTGCCCATGTTCCAGGGTTCTTTGCGGCAAATGTTACATTAGTAATGGTATTTTCGTCGTAACCAAGTTGAACGTAATGATCATCACTCTTGATCTTTACGCTCGATGCTGTACCAACAAAAGCGTTCTTTAATTGAGAGTCATCTGCTCTGCTAACTCTCATTACTCCACCGTAAGCGAGATAAGAGGATGCTACCATCCAATGCTCATAGTGTTTATCGGTTGAGTATGGTTGTCCAAAAGTTTGATAGAGGTCATTCTCATTTTCAACCAATTGAGGAAGATCGACTGGTCCCTTTGCAAATGGTGCAACAAGTGCCCCCACTGAACCAGAAACTGGATCTACTCTACCAATAGTTAAGTCAACCTCTCTTACTACAATTCCAGGAGATGCTAAATTTAGAGGCATCTGTATTCTCCTACAAGTCCAGAATTAATCTGAAAATATTTATTAAAAAGACTACTTTCATTGGGGAAACAATCCATGAACAGACCTACCAGTCAGGATATCCCCAATTTAGAGTATCTGTATCTTTTTTTCTTTTACTTGTAATTCTCTTTTTGGTACAATCTTTACATTCATATGAATACGCTGAGGGAAAAGCGCCCCTTCCCTTGCGAGTTAGATAAAAGTCATCTATCAAACTTTTTGTAGTCTTACAAACTCTACATTGTCTTTCTAAAAAAAGTAAATGTTGTGTATTAATTTGATCATCAATATCAAATTCCATTTACCTATAATCCCACATATACGATCTATCGCCATATTCATCTAAATTCCAACTATCTTCGGATTTCTTTGCAACCATCCATCTATCACCAGTTGCCTCATCAACGAAAGTATCATCATCAAAACCATCTGAAATAAATCCAAATGGTGCCATGTCCTGTTCAATTTGATTCTTCTGCTCCTCATAAATTCTTTTACGAACATCATTGTCCGTCATCTCTTTGAAGTAATCCTGAGCAACTAACCAAGAGAAAATAACTAAGCACATTGCTAAGTCATCATTACAACCTTCTTCTGCTTCAAAAGAATTATGCCTCTGTGCAAATGTTGTAAGTTCTGATATAATATCATAATCGACAGTCAGTAACTTATCATCTTCCAGCAAGGTTTTTAAGTTAGAACACCCCAATTTCTTCACAGCAGCAGTCGTTCTCACACCAAGTTGAGATTTCTTTCCACTGAATCCAGTTCCAACAATTTGTCCGGCACGTCCTCTCATAGCACACATAAGAACATTGTCATATTCAAGATCAAAATGCAAAATATTAGCAACCTGATCACCAATATCATTAACTTCAACTAATAACCAAGCGTTATTATATCCTTTTGCTACCTCATGAATTACACTAGGAAATAGCATTGGTTTAATTTCATTATTTCTATACTTTGCTACAATCTTATATGGGAAGTTTGTAATATCAAAAACTACAAATGCTGAGTAATCATTTCCAAGACCACGAGCAACGTCAACGGTTATTAGATAGTTGTGTTCTTCTATCGGATTTTCATAAATGTCTAAACCAGCATTTCTTTTTATAGGATTTTCATATACAAGATTCCGTAATTTTGCTGGATTGATAAGTGTGTTTACTGATCCTAGAAATTCACACTCAAACTCAACCTTAAACTGCTGTTCGGAAGTGTTGGCAATGGTCTGTTCCTTCCATGCCTCATCTCTACCAGGAACCTCAGACCAGTGAACATCAGTTGGCGTATATTCATTCTTACCTCTCTCCGCATCATGCCACATGCGGTAGAAGTGATTCATACCCCTTGGGGTCGAAACAATGATTACCTTTGTGCTCTGTCCAGAAGAAATAGTAGGATAAACAGAGGCAAAGAAGTCATCAGCAATGTGATTCGGGATGAAAGCGAACTCGTCAAGAAAGATGACATTA